CCACTGATAATCTCTGAGTGGGATTTGCGGTACCTATTCCAAAGTTACCAAATGAATCTAAGATTGCAGTGAATGTTGTGGTGCCACCATCAGGAGTGGTAAAAAATCCCACTGTGCCTGGCACTGCGCCTGGCGCTACTGGATTGCCGCTGTCTGCTTCCACAGATGCAAATAATCCGCTGCTTACTCTATAGGCTGTGCCGTCATAGCCCAAAAATGTCATGCCACCTATTGGATCACCTTGTGTGAGAATTGTGGGCACATTCAAAGTGCCTCTGCTGGCTTCAATTTCTATAGCGTCTGAAGACACACCATCTGTCAGAGCTGACACTCTAATGGATTTGTTTGTGAGCACTGGTGCTTTTATTCTTAGGCCTACACCGTTGGCAGAATCATTCACCCCAATCTGCACAGTGTCTAAAGCGCCTGTCACAGTGACCACATTGTTTTGAATCACCACACTGCCATTGGAGAAATAATCCGTTGCAGGATTGGTGCTCAATAAGAGCGTGCCTGCGGTGTCGTAGATGTCTGCTTTGATTCTTTTGGTTATGCCATCCACCATCACTGTGGAGTCATCTCCAAACACTGACCCTTTAAGATCACCTGATACATCACCACTTACATTGCCTGTTAAATTTCCTGTGACGTTGCCGGTCACATTGCCTGTCAAATTGCCTGTGACATTGCCTGTGATTGCTGCAGTCACAGTGCCGCTGGCATTCACATTGGTGAAAAAACCATTGTTCCAACGCAGTGCTGATGTGCCTAAAGTTCTTGTGTTGTTTGCATCTGGAGTGATGTTGCTGGCTACTCCTGTGAATGACACAGTGCCTGTGTCCACTGCCACGCCGCCCACTGTGGAACCATCACCCACGTACAACTCTTTGGTATCCGTGGTGTAGATCAGTTCTCCTTCTGCTGGAGTTATGCCTAATCGCTGTGCATCTGTGCCGCGTCTAAGTTTGAATGCCATATGTTTCTTGTGTAAATTACAATGTATTTATGCTGACTACTAGCAATGCAAACCGTTTGATCTTTACTTTTTTAGGAACTTTTTGGTGCGTTTTTCAATGTCCTGTTTAACTTTGTCAGTATCCAATCTAAAATCCACACTTTTAATGCTTTTGCTGTAGTTTTTAAACAGCTCATTCAGTGTGTCTTCCAGGTTTTCTTTCTCCTGTTTTTTGTGGTTTTTTTTCACTTTGATGTCCCATTTTTTCCCATCATTGAATGTGACTTTGATGCTGAGCAGATACTGTATGGGAATGGCCTTAACAGTAACTTCATTGAATACGTCAGGCCATTTGTCCACCACATTCTTCGGCAGTTGTTTTTTGTCAAAAAGCACCACAACTGAGCCTATTCTGTAGATTCTTTTGATTTTGCTTTGAGCTCGTCCGCTTGTTTTCTCAATCTAGCAGCTTCCTTGTACAGTCTGTCAGCATCACTTCTCAATTTGGCTGCCAGCTGATCATCAGTCATCACAGTTTCGTTCTTCAATGATTCCAGCACTGGATTCACTATGCGTTTTGCTTGTGAATTGGCTGGAGTTTCTTTGTCAGCAGTGATGGCCAGTTCAGCAATTTTTAAACCTTTTTGCTGAGCTATTGCAGCATTCAAAGCATCCAAACTGATGTTGGTGACTGGATTGGGAGTCATTTCTATTTCGTTGGCTTTGACTTTTTTCATCAATCCTTTCACATGAAATCTAGCCAGCATGATGGAACCATCACCCAGTGAGGTACGGGCCATGGCTTCGGCCAATTCATACGAACTTTGACTGGCAGAGCTGTGTATCAGGTCCATCAATCTTGTATGCTCGTCTGTGTCCAATTCACTGGTGGGTACCACCAATGCGTATTCTGGATCACTGGGCAGCACTCTATACACCACTCCCACCACTTCTTTGTTGTGTTTGAATCGGCCCAAATGTTTGACTTCAGACATTTTTATTCTCACTTCCTGCAGTGGTTGCTGCGGGACCAGTGGTTTTGGCTGCTGCTGCCTGCTGTGCTTGAATAGCATTGAGAAATGCTTCCAATTTGTTGTAGGTGGTGCCCACAGCCTGCATTTCGCCTGCCTTGAAAGCGCCCCTTTGTGATGCCACATCTATGATGGCTTTGATTGTGTTAAGATCCTGCACAGTGAGATCACTGGCTGCACCAGCTGGTGGTGTGGCTGCTTTTGGCATGACCATACTAGTGGTTGCAGTAGGATTCGCTGCAGGATTTTTATTTTCGATTGTCATTAGAGTTACTCCTTGTTTGTATATACGAAATTATTTAACTTCGTAGTATGTGTGGGCAACTCAAACTGAATATTGTGACTTCTTTTGGATCTTCGAAACCAATTTTTATTGCGTACTCTGCTCGTTTTTCTTCTGTGTTCACCAGCACTTTGCCAATAAAAAATCTACTCTTGAGATTGTTGTAGATCCATCTGCTGACTTTTTCTTCCACAGAGTAATCAAATTTGATTTCAATTATTTTGAAATGAGGCAGACACTTTTTGGTTCGTCTAGTACCAAAAAAATTATGTGGATTTGGTTCACCTGTTTTCTGCAGCATCTATTCCTCGTAGTTGACGCTGACTCCAAACGGTGCTTTGATCTTCTTTTCAAATGGATTATTGATGATAAACAGAGTGTCACAGTAGTCTGGATCACCCCAACTGCCCCAAGGTAAACCATCAGTGAACACTATGAGTTTTTTTGGCATTATGTTGTTTTCTTTCATGTAGTCCCAATTGGCCATGAATTCAGTGCCCCCACCACCTTCTAATTTGTATTTGGATATATCATCATCATATGGAGTAAAATCTTTTTCATTATAGATTTCAGTATCGAAAGTCCAAACTTTAATCTTGTAATCTTTGTATTGATCCATGATTCCTTTTACTTCAGTGAGGAAAGTTTTCAGTTGATTGTTGTCTATGCTGCCGCTGGCATCTATTGCCACACAAATATCTATGGTGTTTTCAAACTGTGAACCTGGCAGTACCACATTGGTGTGCCAGCCCTTTCTGCTGGGTCGAGTGAAACTGTAATCGCTTTTGATTGAACTTTGTATTTGAGTTTGTAGTAATTCTCTCCAACTCATTTTAGGGTTAGTTAGATTTTCTACAATTCTTTGTATTTCAGCAGGTAGATTGCCTGCACCAGCTGCTTGTGCAGATTGCAGTATGGAATCTTTTATTTCGTCTCGAATCTTTCTCAGCTCTTCTTTAGAGTAAGCTGGTTTCTTGTCACTATCGGGCTTGGAATTCTTTCCATTTTGTTTTTCCCAGTCCACATGTTCATCCAACAGTTGTCCCAGTTTCTCTAATTGTTTGTCATCATATTTTTTATACAATTCATCATAAACTCTTTCAGAACTCCAGCCTTCATACTTGAAGTCTTGAAATATAGGAATTTTTTTAGGCTGCTTGCCTATGTTATCACGCACCAATGTGTTGTTTACCACATAATCACAGGCCACATTGTAGATGTTTCTATCTCTGTCTTCTGCTCTTGTGATATGATCAAACACACAATGCAATATTTCGTGAGCAATTACAAATTCGATCTCTCTCGTATCAAGTTTATTAAAAAATTTTGTGTTGTAATACAGATTTCTACCATCTGTGGCAGCAGTTGGACACCATTCATCACATTCTTGAATGCCCAATCTTGTTGCCATGTTGCCGAAAAAAGGATGTCTCAGCAGTAAACCAATTCTTGCTACAACAATTTTATCTAGTACTTCTTCCTGTAGTTTCGAAAGTTTTTCTTTTTTATTCATAAGTGCCATCTTTAAATGCGGGGTATGTGTTCACACCCCGCAAGCTGATTTACTCAGTAGTTTTTTGTGCGGCAATGACATACTTGCCGTACTTTTCATGGAACTCATCGAAGCACTTGATACTGTCTGGATCAATTGGCAATTGATATTGTGTCAATGCCACCTTGATACCCATGACCACAATTTCTGTGTCAAAGTTATCCATAGCAAATCTAAGAAATCTATTGACTTTCTCATTAAATTTCTTATCTTTCTTATCACTTGCTTCTTTCAGTTCGTAGCACAATGAGACTGTCAAGGAATACATGGCACTGATTTCTCTAGTCTTCATTTTTTCCACCTTACCCAACAGTATGTCCGAAGGATTAGGTAGATCTTTTGCTACTTTCCTGTGAGCCATGAATTTTACTGCTAATCCTTCGCCCACCGCACCGCTCACTAGGTCCGATGTGACACTCTCATCAATTTCATCTGTAAGTAATTCACTTACAAATGTCCAACTGCGTGGAGTTGCAAAGGATCGACCCGAATTTTTAGGGTCGAAATCATATAAATCTTTCTTACTGAATGTGAGAAAACCCACCACATCCTTGTGTATGTTGTGTGACACAGCCCATTGAAACCAGTCTTCAAAATCCACTTTCATTTCAATGTGTATGAATCTATTGGCTAAAGGAGCTGGCATTCTGTACACAATACCCCTGTCAACTTCTCTGTTGCCTGCTGCAATGATAACCACATTGTCAGGCAATTTGTATGTGCCCACTCTGCGATTCAATATCAATTGATAGGCAGCTGCCTGCACAGCAGGTGCTGCTGAATTCATTTCGTCTAAAAATAATATAATTTGTTTGTGTTTCTTTGCCACTGATTCGTTTGGCAATTCACTTGGAGGCGCCCAAACCATTTGTTTGTCATTGGAATCAAAATATGGAATGCCTTTGATATCTGTGGGTTCCCACAGACTCAATCTTATATCAATTACATGAGCTTCGATTGCTTCTGCTATTTGATGCACAATATCAGACTTGCCTATGCCTGGTGCTCCCCATAAAAATATAGGTCTTCTCTTTGTGATTGCGTGTCGTATGCTGTTTTTTGCCTGATTAGGTCCTAACTGCCTAACCGCTAAACTGTCTTTATCTTTTGCCATGTTGCTCCTTGTTAAATTATATACAGTATAGCATCACCCTATGTCAAAGTCAAACTATATTGTGTCGAAATATGAATTTTGTGGATAAAAAAAGTCAACAAAATCAATGATGTATTATTCAACAAAATAGCGGGTCACTCCTGTGTGAAAGGTCTTTGCATGGCTTTCACCAGTCCATACTTTCTTATATCACCTGAAAACAAGTGCAATTCTATGGCTTTTTTTTCATTGGTAACTATGATTCCATCTGCTGCCACATAATAAGGGCAATCAATGAATTTATCTAGAAACAATATGACCTGAGTGGTGATAGTGAAATCTTGTGGAAAAGGCACATCATAGGTTTGCATGTCCAGTTTGTCTGTGATAAATTTAAGGCCTTCTTCAGACAACCTCAATCCACCATGCTGTTTGGATTTGGCACTACGCCACCATTTTGGCATATATTCCGCCAATGAATTGTCAGTGACAGATATGTTAGCTTGTGTGAGAAATATTTTAGTGTAGGTGCTTTTCCAGTCCATTATTTTTCAGTCACAGTCTCGCCCTTGTTCAGCTTGACCACCGAAAAATCCTGCACATTGAATAGAGTGTTCAATTTCTTAGCAAGGTTAAATGCATGACCTGGATTGCTGAAGGATACTTTTTTGTACTTGGGCCCTGGATAGTTGGTGGTCACGTTGGACGATTTCAAATTGAAAGGCTTGTCCTTGTAAAACACTGCCCAGATGGCTTCTGCTTCCAAAATCTGTTCTGCTTTGTAGTCTTTCTTGTTTACATTTTCCAAAAGAACTACTGGTTTGGGTCTACTCATATTTTCCTTGCATGTGTGAGTTATACACATATATTTATCTGTCTTGTACCAAAAAAAATAGTGTTTAAATCAATTATAAAGCCAATACAAGGGCAATAATAGTGGCTGCTAAGGCCCACATACACACAGGATAAAAAAGTGCAACTTTGATGTCTATTTGATATTGTTGTAGATTTTCACCAAAAATGTCTGGTGCTGCAGCATATGGATTGAAGTTATTGTCGGGCAGATTTGTTGATGCCAACTGTTCAATTTCTTTGTCAGTAATCACAGTTTGCCACCATCCATTTGTATTTGTATGGTGTCTTCTTTGTCTTTTTTAGCCAGCAATTGTTCATAATCACCTGCTAATCTGCTCATCACAATGCCTAAGGTGTAGGCCACGCTTTTTGCAGATTGAATATCCAATCTGATCTCTTTTTGTTGACTTTGATCTGCTGCTTTGATCTGCTGTATCAGCTGCTGCAGCGGCGCTGTGTTAATTGGTTGTGTCATTGTTGTAAGTCTCCTGTTTGTTGGCACTGCTCAATTCCTGTCGCATTTCCAACACAGTTTTGAACGGGCCTTTGTTGGGATATCTTTCTATGGTGACCAATTTGGGGCAGTAGCTCTTGACCCAACCTTTTTCAAACTTGATTATGTAGTAGCCAGCACAGTATAAAGATCTTGATTTTTTACTCTTGGTGAACAATGGCAATTGTTTTTTGACATCGAATATAGGATTGCATGGTTCAAATCTTGTGGGATATCCATACACCACATTCTTGTCCACTATTTCTGCTGTGGCCAAGTGTCCAGTGGTGCCCCACAGCCAATCATTCTTGAATTCCTGCTTGAGTTGTTGCTCATTATCAAACATTCTGGTGCCTGTGGCACAACTGAACATGTATCTATGATCGTCCTGTCTGCACAAAGTGCCTAATTTTTCGCCATTGGATTCCACTATCCAGAATTTACCTTCCAATATGGGTTTTGCTACCACTGTCATGCTACCACTCCCTGTGTTTGTTGATATCTTGCATTCAATGGTTCAGCATACTGTTGAGCATTTTCTGCTATCTTAACCATGTCCCATTTGGCACAAAATCTCATTAACTTGATACCTACTTGGTCCACGGACTTTGTTTTTGCATTTTCTATCACTGTGTTTGCCATAATATTTTTAATCTCCTCTGGTTGTGATTTGAGATCACATAATACAACGTTTCTGTTGTAATCATCCAACACTCTGTGCTCAATGCCTTCATGATCCAACCATCTCTGCAACATCATGTTGTTCCAACTGAACCCTTTGGTTTTTCTATCCGCAAATGCTTCTGCCAGTCCCACTCTATTTTTTGTGCCTTTGGTCCTTACACCAGGAAAAGCACTAAAGATATTGTCAGTGGAGTCACCTCTCATGCATTTTTCAAACAATAACCATTCAGGATCTGGTGCTGCTTTATTTTCACCAGTTTTTTTGTCAATCACGTGTTTACCCTTGTGATCAAAATATCCTTCTTTACTAATGGTGATTTCTTGCACTCCATTGTATTGTTTTACATTGTCACAGATCAATTGAGCGAAATCGCTGTCAGTGCTCACAATCACATGTTGATCTCTAGGATGGGCCTGTATCCAAGCACTGATGCAGTCATCTGCTTCCAATCTAGTGTTGTGCAACACTGTGCAGTTGGTTTTAGATTGTATGTATTCTTTGAATGAATCAAATGTTTCCCAAAATAATTTTTCTTCTTCCTGTTCACGCGGAGTCAGTGCTGCTCTAGCATCGGACCTGTTTCTTTTGTAAGGAGGATAAAAATCCTTACGCCAACTGCGACCTTCCATGCAAAAAACCACATGACTGCCATTGAAATCTTTCCAAGCCTTTTTGATACTGTTCAAAGTAATGTGTATAGCCATTCCAATTTTGCTGTTGATATCACCTTCTACCACATGGCGTGCTCTAAAAAAAACGTTGGCTAAATCCACCAGTATGTAACTCATTAACTAACTTCTGATCTATCCTTGCCAAGTTTATTGACATTGATATAACCAGCTCCTCTTGTGGTGTCTTGACCTTGTTCATTCAGCACATTTCTTGTGACATCTTTGAACCAGCCTTCCACTATCTCTTCGTTGGTTTCACCTTTGTATCCAGCATCCAACAAGTCTTCTATGAAGGCGTTGTTCCAATCCAGTTCAAAAAAACCATTGCGTATGTTTTCTTTGTTCAAGTGTGTCTCCAGCACTGCTACCCAAGGTTTGCCTGCTTTGGTTGCTGCTTCTTTTTCAGCCATCAAAAGTTTGTGTCTATCAGTTTGTGGCACAGTTTTGTTTCTTTGAAAAATTTTCTTTATTTTATCTAGCATATTGTCCTCCTATGTTCCCCATGCATTTTTAAACAATGGCACCTGCAATCTGTCACTGTATCTGTAACCCATCTTCATTGCCATCTGAGCCACTGCGCGATTGTTCATGTAGTACACATTTTCTACTCCGCCCACTGGCATTAGATACACTGAGCCATTGAATCCTTTTTTTCTATACATATCTGTGACCTCAACAGCTTCATGCACATCATCAATATTGGCCACCACATATTTCAAATATGCGTGTCCCACTGATTGGTATTCAGCAATCACATCAGGTTTGATTGCGTCTTCTCTCTTTTCACCACTCACACTCAATTTAGCACTGACAGAAAATGTAATAGACTCTCTAGTTCTTCCATTTTTGTTACTCCATTTTATGAGATAATCTTTGAAATCTTTGTGTAGAGATTGAGTGCCATTAGTTTCAAATGTGATTTCTTTCAGCGGCTGCATGTGTTCATGTTCCAAAAGATCTGGATAGCTCTTCTGCCATCCCAGCAATGGTTCACCACCTGTGAATATGAAATGTTCATCCTGCCAACGATTGTTGGGCAATAAAGCCATTGTTCTTTCAGCTATGACATCTGATTGCAGCAGTGGTGACAAATGTTTGAATCTTGGATCCCAAGAAGCATAGCTGTCACAACCTGTGTCCACCAAAGGCAGTTCATTGTAAGTTTTAAATTTGTCTATGTCTCTGTGCACCAAATCATTCTGTGTGCTGCGTTCACCTTTGGGCATGCCGAATCCAGCACAGGTGAAATTACAGCCGAAAGTTCTCAAGAACACACTGGGCACACCCATGTATCGGCCTTCACCCTGTATGCTGTAAAACAATTCTGCCACTTTGATCTTGCTCATTATACCAGTTCTTCTAACACTCCCAACAGTTCAGCTGTGATAAACAGAGCACCGGCCCACACAAACATGCCAAACACTAGACTGATACCTGCTATAATTCTTATTCCACTTTTTACCAATGAAATATAAAAATGTCCGTTGCTGATAGATTTAGGTTGTGCTTTCATTTTTTATTTCTCTCAATGGTATTATTGTGGACGAATCAGTGTAATCATTACCTGAATCTTGATAATCTCTATTCACTATTTCTTTAATCAACATACCATTTTTTACCTTGTATGTGATCAGTTCCTGTTTGATTACTCCGGTTGTATCACCTTCAAATGCTGCGTAGAATGGTCCATCTTTATTCATATGTGTCTCCTATCTTGGTGCAAATTGTTGTTGCAAATTAATATTGTCCATGAATTCTTTTTTAGTACCAACATCATCTTTGAAAGCTCCTTTTAACACAGTGGTTTGTGTGAGTGAACTGTGTGCCATTATGCCTCTATTTTCGCAACAGCCATGTGTGGCCTGTATGTACACTCCTAAATCTTTAGCCCCAGTGGCTTTTTGTATTTCGTCAGCGATGCTGTTGCACAGTGCCTCCTGCAGTGTGCCTCTCCTAGCACACCATTGTGCTATTCTTGTGTATTTGCTCAATCCTATCACTTGACCGTTGGGTATGATGCCAATGTATGCCACACCATTTACTGGTTGATGGTGATGACTGCACACAGATTTTAATTCAGAACGTATCACCAGCATTCCTGTGTAGGCGTGTTCACCCACATTGGGGAACGCAGTGGCATCTGGTCTCGATTCATATCTACCACTCATTAACTCTGTGAGATACATTTTGGCCAATCGCTTGGCAGTGTTTTTGCTGTTGGGATCATTATCTGTGTCAATCACAAGACTGTTCAACACTGATGCGAAAGACTGTGCCAATTCTTGTTCCAACAATGGCAGTTCTCCCTGCTCTATGTGTGCTGCAATGTTGTCATTGGCATGAAATTTAGCTCCAGCCGCAGTCAATCTTTGTTTGATCTTTTCAGATACTTTCATAGTAATGTTTATACCCTGTTATTTTAACAGATATGCTCCAGTTTGTCAATTATTTCCAACAGTAGTTTTTGGTTACCCTCCTCTGTGTAATGATTCACATCACCTCTGTATTTAGGCCACAGTGCAAAACATTCCATCTTGTGTTTCTCCATAGACCAAAATGCAGCATCAACAAAATGATCCACAGCCAAATAAGGCACAGTGATCAAACGATTGATCTCCTGTCTCAACAGGCTGTAGATGTGTTTTTGATACTGGTCATCATAGTGATGCTTGAACCAATTTTTGGCAGCTTTCAGTGCGGGATTGAACCAATCACTTTTGGCTGCAATGTCTGTGTAGATGAGATCACAGTCTTTGTGCAGTCCTGTGGTGTGTATGGGATGATGTCTGGTGTGTACTCTGCTCACACTGGTGTGACACACAATTACGGCATTGTACAATGACATATCCTGCTGTCTAATCTGTTGCAATATTTTATATTCTCCCACGCCTGCTTGTGCCACGTTGGTCACTTCAAATTTTTCTTTCAACAGAGTGGGCCAACCAACATTGCTGTTGGGCCAATCGCAGGCAAAACTATCGCCTGCTATGAGGATTTTTGATTTTTTAGCCATGGTATAAATTTAGTTGCAATCAACTGGTGATATTCTTTGTTGTAATGTTCTTGATCACTAATAAAATACTTGTTGTGATCAATATTTTCTGATTTGAAATACTCTTCTATGGACATAGAAGATATAACAGTGTGGTTCAGTTCACCATAGTAGTTGTAATTGTTAGGTAATTTTTGCCTTTCTCTCATGTTGAAAAGATAGCATTTGATATTTCTTTTTTCACACAGACTGTTCCAAATGTATATGTTTTTGTAAAATTCTCTCTGTTCCAAATGTGTGTTCATTTCAAAAAACATTTTTACCTGCATATATGTGTGTTTGCGCAGGTCCGGAATCATCAATCCTTTTTCATCTGTGTAGCTGATGCCTACGAAATTTTTATAGTCATCCTGTGTGGGCTTGTTGAACAATTGAAATTTATCACCTTTAGTGGTGAGATCCACGTAGATATCTACATTGTGTTTGCCAGCGTGTCTCCATGTGCCAGAAGATGTAAAAAATAATTGCTTGGTGAAATAATCTACTGGTATGGAATCCGTAGACAAACTGCCATCAAAAGCCAACATAAATCTATTGAAAGCACTCATCAACACAAAAATTTCATCTATATCATTGTATTTTTTCAACATGGCATAGATCCAATCTGTGTAGGCACTGTTGGTGGTGCCTGGCATTGCATACACCACTGTAGGACGATTGTTGTTTTCTATGCTGTATAATTCAGCATAGTTGTTGTCCTGCCATAAATCATAACTGCCCGGGCCCACTTGATTGGGTTTGGTCACATACCCACACACATGACTGTCGCCTATGAACAAACTTCTACTCATGTGCAGTGTAATCTCCTTTGCCGGGTATCACATGTCTCACTCCGCCTTTGGGATTTTCACAATCTCCTTTGCGTCGTGGAATCAGATGCACATGCGGATACATGCATGTCTGCCCTGCTGCTGTGCCCATGTTTATGCCAATATTATAGCCATCGCAGGTGCCTTTCTGTATGTTTTCATTGGCCACCTTCAGTGCCAAATCAAAACATTTCATTAGATTTTTTTGATTTACCACTCTGGGCACTATCAATGAATGCCCCGGGGTCACCGGATAACCATCTTCAAACCACACACAGTCTTTCAATTCAAACAGTATTTTGGACCATGGTGCTCTGCCCTCCTGCTGAGCTTTTTGCAAAGTGTCTTCTTTCATCACCATTGCTCCCAAGGAAACACTATCCAGCGCGGATCTTTGACCTTGTCTATGTCGTAACCTTTGTAATCCAATTGTTGACATTCACTGTGTATATTATGCAGCAAAACACCAAACTTCAGACGGTCAGGTTTGCCAAAATTTTCTAAAATGTAGTTAAAAGTCGATCCTGTGTCATTGATATCATCAACAACTAATATTTTTTTCTGCCAAGCATATGCTTTTTCCAGCGCTGAAAGATCAGGTTTAATGTTGTGATCCCTAAGAGCTACATTCAATGTCACGTGTGGCACATTAAGTCTGTGTGAAAGGTAAATGCCTGGTATGCAGCCACCTCGATTGATGCCCAAAACTATTTGTGGCATTTGATCACTTTGAGAAATCTGTTGCATAATGTTCTCCAGTGCTTGGCGCATCTGTATGTGAGTGAAGTAGTTCTTATTGATTATTTTTGTTTCTGGATTCATAGTCATCTACACATATTTCATAAAGTGTTTTAAACTTTTCAAAAACTTTTTCAAAGCTCGGATACAGTTCGCACATTTCTTTGATCTTGTGTACACTAGGCAGTATGTCCACCCACAATTGAGGCAATTGATAATCTGCAAAATGCACGCCCTTCATAGCGTCTGCTTCGAAATCAATTGTGCCGCCGGACAGGTTCACTTGATTGGTGTAGGGCACTGTGATGCTGCTTGTGCCTAATCCAGACACATTTGCACTCCAAGTGGTAGTGCCTACGTTTATATCCAGTGGTGCAGTAAAAGTTTGGGACTCATCAGACATTTTGAATCACCTTGTACAACAGTGTGCCACTGAAAAATTTATGTTCTAATTCTAATTTCTGCTTCCATATCATGGGCGCATGTTTTTTGTAATTTTCAATATAGTCCACTATGACTGATTTGATCAATTCTTTGTGTTTGAAATAACCTTCTTTGGTCAATGTCCATTCGCTGGGATATTTGAAGTTGCTCAAAGCCATTTCTTTGTAGCTCAATCTATTTGGTATCATAGGAATCACTCCCAACACACAACCTTCATACCAACTGATGCCTAACGTTTCTTGGAGATTAGCACTGAATATTATTTTTGCTTTTGCCAGTAAATTATGATAATCATTTTTGTTTTGACACACATCAAGACATGTGATAAAACTATATTTGGGTAACTCTTTGCTAAGATCCATAAAAATGTCATGCTGTTTTTCTGGAGCCAGTCTGTGTGGAAACAATATGATGTTTTCTTTGGTAATATTCTTGTATGTGGTAAGATCATCATCTAGATATTCCATAGGCCAGCCCACTCTGTACATTTTATTTTTTTCTGCCTGAGGAAAACTCTGTAAAAAGAGCTCTATGTGAAACTCAGTAGCAAAAAAATTATGATCAAACGCATTGAACATGGCTATCTCAGACTGTCTTACCCAAGGCTTGTCGCCTATCAATCTACCTAAGAAATCTTGAGGATCATAAGAACCTGCATGCCACATGCCCCCTATTTTGATCTTGATATTCAGCAGCTCTGCCATGTATTTCAATTGCAGTACTGTGGGATTCCATGCATCAGTGTATAGGAAATAGTCACCAGACTTGATTTCATTACGGCTAAACAGTTCAGCTATCTTTTGTATCTGTTTGGCTTTGTACACGTTGGTGTATCCAAAATTCAAAAAAGCACCTGGTGAAGCTGATTTCACACTGTCACCTCCACTGATCACCTGCACAGTCTTACCACAATGTTTCTTCAACTGCAGAGGCAGATGCTTTTTCCACTGTTTAGTGTATCTTGTTTCTACTTCTTCCAGATCAACCACATATATGGTCATATTTGCTCCTAATTCAATGTGACTGCATCAGCTTCAAATGTAATGCAGGCTCCATTTTCACCATCTTCACTCACGTCAATGATGATTTCTCTATTGGGATATCGTTCACTGATTTTAGCGTGCAGTTCAGTGGCCATCATTTCACAACTTTTATAATCTAAATTTAATATTTTTTCCTGATAATGTTTTAGCAGCCAACGTTTGAATTGTATGAATTCTATTTCTCTGTCATCGTGAAACACTTCAATTGCCACACGAAAATGAAACATGTGTCTGTGAGGATATCCTAAAAAACTCACATCATATTCATCACCCGTGGCCAATTTGGGGTCAGTCAGTGCAGCAGGATATTTGTGTATGCCTTCTTTTTGGAAAGTCACCCATATTTTAGATTTCACATTCTTGTTCATAAATTAAAGGCTTTTATTATAGCAATATTTTCATTCATTGTCAACTTTGACTTCAAAATCACCTTTGTAATCACTCCAGTCTGTGTACTGTTCTTTTTGCATCAGTTCAGCCAAATTATGTGTCCAAACTCCAGTGTTGGTGGCTCCCCAAGTGATATCATCCAGTTTGATAGTTGAATTTTTCAAAAGTTCAATGTTGGGCAATTTTACCGAAATCATACTGATAAAATTATTCTGCTTGATCCAAGATTTTTTGCTGATTTCATGTGCATATTTTACATCATAATCTAATGTCACTGTGAGTCCGCTGTGCAGTAGATTGTGTATGAGATTGTTCCAATCTTGCCAGTCCGATTCATTTTCTGGATTGAAACTTTGACTGGTTCCCAAATAGATGTGTTCCACATGTGTTCTATTGGCATATCTAATGATGTCAGATAAGGATTGCAGTCCCACCACAAACAGTGTCATCTTGCCTTTCATTTGTGTATTTTCAATCTCTTTACCCACAAAAAATTTAATTTTTTTTCTTTTGTCTGTGTTTAAAATCATTGTTGTCTCCAATCTATATAAGCTCTGTTGAATCCTGGACGTCTCTGTACACTGTCAGCAAACGCCTTCTGCCATTCTTTGTGCCTGTTATAGCCTTTACTCCAAAACTGTGCCACATCAATTACTCCTGTTTCAATCAACATTACTGCTTCACGCATGCACTCTATAAATTTTTTATTTCTTGGACTAGGAAAACCCACAGTGACAGCATGCCACAAAAGATTGCCTAATTTGCTGTTGATTGCATGTTCTTTTTCAGCAGCCACAACATAGAACGCTTCTGCATTGAAATGATCTCCCTCAAACATTTCATTGCGTGTGTTGAGATCAAACACTAGATCAAAACGACCTTCTAATTTTTGTGTGAGTTTTTCTCCCCAGAATTCTTGATTACTGTTGCCCAACACAGTGATGTCTGACTGTAAATTTTTATGTTTCATATACTTGTACAGCACAGATGCCAGAAACCCACTGCCTATGATCAAACATTTCACCTTGTTGTGCAGTTTGTGTCTTATCTGAGTTTCAAATTGTTTCACACAATTGATTGCACATGCCACAGGTTCCACAATATATTTAGGATCAGCTGCAGGCACTTTCACGTATGTGTTGTGTTTGCAATTGTAAACATCAGCATATGCAGGTTCACCTCTAGTTGCCACAACGTCTCCCACAGATATGTCTGTGACTTTGTCACCTATTGCTGTGACTTGTGCCAATCCTTCATGACCTTGCATGTGCAATGGCAACAGTTTAAAATTGCCCAACATCATATCAATATCACTTCTACAGATACCAGTCATAATGTTTTGTACTTGTATTTCTGTGCTTTCTATGGGTGGTATTTCTATCATGGTTTCATGAAATTTTCCATCACCATATGTGCATAAAATTTTAGTTTTCATCATGCAGTCCTTTCATGTATCCACACATCATAATTAAACTGTTTTTGCCAAAAGTCTTCATTGTCCACCTGTGTGAACACATCTTTAATCATTTGTTCATATGCTGCTTCTGGACAAAGTCCGAGATCAAAACTTTTCACTCGCTCTCCTCTTTGATAACAATGTATGCCAATGTCTGTGATTTGTTTGCTGCGCCAATCTGCTGTGAGTTCATAAGTTTTGTTGCCATCAGTCAAAGTAATTTCAGCAAAATCATCCACATCATACACACCCTCTTGATTCACAGTGCCATATTGCGTGTTTAAAACATCTTGCAATTGCCACCTTTGTGTTTTTGTATTTTTGGTCACAGTAAAATCTTCATATGTGTTTGGATTCAAACCAATGAATATGCTCAAGAGATGCGGCATCAAGTCCTTGCTGACTCCACCAAAAGCTAATTTCTTATTTGTGAACCATCCACCAGGAGAAGGCACTCTGTTTTCATTGATCCAATTGATCTTGATCAAATCAGCTGCCTGTGTGCGCAATCTAAATTCTTCATTGTAGCTCCTCCACATGTTATTTTTACACATCATAAATCTCACATTAGGATAACCAGCTTTCAAACCTTTCCAGCGCTGGCTGTTCATCACCCCTGGTTTTTCCACAAACACAATCCTGCTGTGTTTTGCCATCAGTTGTGCTATGCTGTCGTGTGTGCTGTTTGGAGTGCAGATAAAAACAGCATCCAATTTAGGATGTGCATACACCGCAGTGGAAAGACTGGTGAACGTGGCCTGTTTGCTCTGATCTGGATCCATTGTGAACACTTTGTGACCCAGTTTGGTCAGTGCCTTTTCATACAACCTTCCTATGCCTAAACCAATTACTAATGTTTTCATATATCCAATTGTTTTTTATATTCTTCTATCTGTGTTTTAAGCGCCAGTTTAATCTTTTTGTAATTTTTCAACAATACCTTGCTTTCCCAACTTCTATCATAGTCACGTTCCTGTTCCATCTCCGCTGTCTTTCTATGATAATAATCAAATTCTCTTTCTAATTTTTTTAGACTTTTATTTTTTTTACTCATTGTACCTCCTCAAACAAGTTAGAAAATTGTGTGCTGGCATTCACCGTTTTTTTCCCAGTGGCTCCTCTAGTGCCAATTATGCTCATCCAGAATCTACTGTATTCTTCAATCACTGCTTCAGCAGTGTCTCTACTGTCAGTGGAAAATACTGCTTCAACAATGTGTTTGAATTCAGTTTTG